AAATGTGGGAAGAGGATTCCAAAATTGATCCTGACAATTTGCATACTGAATCATTGAATATACCCGTACTTCATGCAAAATATTATGACCTATACAACAATCTGATTCTTCTCAGGAAGAAGGCAGAACAACAAAGAAAAAACATCAGACACGAACGTTACGAATACTTTTCTGGTAAAGCTGACCCTGATGTCTATGTGAAGAATCCTTTCCCAAAGAAGATTCGTGATAAAGATACGATGCAAAAGTATCTTGATGCTGATGAGAAACTTTCCAATTCATCACTAAAGATCGATTATTACGATACGATGTTGAAGTATCTTGAAGAAATACTCAAACAGATTTCCAATCGTACATATCAAATTAAGAATGCAATTGAATTTATGCGGTTTAGTTCAGGACTAGGATGAACGAAGAACACGAATATGATTATACGATGCATATGTCAATCGAAGATGTTCGGTTGATGCATTAC